CAACCAGTCCTTGCGGTCGATGATCTTGCTGTCGGCGATCAGGAACCACTCGACCTGTGGCTCGGCAATGTCGCGTTCGGCCCGCGGCGTGACGCCGACCTGCGCCAATTCCTCCAGCATGCCCTTCGGTAGCTGGCTCTCGCGCACCACGCTGCTGTCGTGCATCTGCAGCAGCCGGTCGCTCCTGGTGCAGCTCCGGTAATACTCCACCACCTGCACATGCTTGTCGTTGGTGCGGTAGACCGTGCCGCCGGCTCCGGGCGAGTTGAGCGACAGTGCGGCATTGTTCAGGTTGGTGTCGTCCTTATCGACGCCATACTCGGCTTCGTATTCCTCCCGCGTCATCTCGTAGAACAGGAAGCCCCACTTCGCGTCGCTGCCGTCCGCCTGCTGGATGTCCGGGTCCAGGTAGACCTGCGTCGGGTCGGCGATGCGCTTGATGTAGATTTCCTGGTCGAACGTATCGTCGTGCATGTAGTCCACCAGCACGCGCCAGTAGCCGATGCCGCCCATCACCTGGCAGTAGGTGGCGTTGGCATACGCCTGCTGTGCGTTGGACACGTATTCGATGTGGCGGATGATGCCCTCGTAGATCTGCGCCGCCTCGTAGGTCGCATCGTCGCCCACCGGATTAACGCGGATCTGCACCGGGTTCTGCCGCGCGTCGTTGATGATCTGCAGGCAATGCACGCGGGTCTTGTTGACGGTCAGCGCGGGACGCCCGGCGGCCTGCCGGCCGGCGCTGATGCCATCGGCCCACTGCGCCTTGTTGTCGTCGTCGCCATTGGCGAAGGCCATGTCCGCCTTGTAGTGACGGTGCGCGTTGTTCTGATACTCGTGCGCGCGGTTGAGGCGGTCCTGCGCCTCGCGCACGATTTCGCTGTCGGTGTCCTTGCGTGCCATTACTTCAGCTTGTCCATCGCTGCGCGGATTGGGTCGGCATAATCCGCAAACCTCTGCCTGAGATCCGCGACGGCCTCGTCGAACTCCTTGCGCAAGTCGGCCATTGCCGTCGCTTCGAGTTGACTGATGCTGCGTTCGCCGGCGTTCACGTAATACGCGCCGAAATCCACCGGCTTGTCGCGCTTTTCGGCCTTGCCGACGAACATCACGAGAGCGAGGCCGAGCTGTTGCGCCAAATTCTGCACCCGCTCGCCGAACATCTCCGGATCAGGCTCCCGCTTCTCGCCTTCCAGATCGGTCCAGTGGTGGAGGGCTTCTTGCAGGGTGTCGTCCGACACCTCGTAGACCATGCCGTCGAAGTCGAAGCGGTGCTTCTTGCCGGTGGGATCGAGCTTGTGCGTCACAGCCGCATCCAGTCCTGTGTGAGTTCGCCGGGCTGGGTATATTCCCACGGCTCGCGCGGCGCCCGCTCGACCGGCGGCGGCTGGTCCTGCCGCACGCCCAGGCACAGATAGCGCGCGGCATCCGCGCCATGCGAGGCGTGGTCATGCACCGGACTGCTGCGCCAGGTCTGCGCCGCCTCGTTCCACTCGCGTCTGTAGTGCCGCAGCGCGTGGATGCCCTTGGCGCAGCGCTCTGCGTCGATCCAGCATTTCGGCAGCACCATGCGCACCGCGTTGATCCCGTCCGCCACGCCGTGCTGCTGCAGCACCCGCCAGGGCCGCACGCCGAGGCTGTTGAGCGTCTCGGTGCGCGCCAGCCCGCTGCCCAGCTCCTTCACCGCCGCATCGTGCGGCAGGATGTGGCGCTCGTAGACGTAAGGCCGCTGCTGGAGTAGCCGCGCATAATGGTCCAGCCCGACGCCCGAATCCTCGATGTAGTCGATCAGCCGCCACTCGCCGGAGCGGGTCACCTGCGCAAACCAGATCGCCGTGCTGTCGTGGACGCCCAGATCCCAGCCGGTCCACACTTTGAGCGCCGGGTCGTGCGACACCGCGGTGATGCGTCCTGCGCGCTCAGCCTCGTCCAGCAGCTTGCCGTAATACGATCCCGAGTTCGGCGCGCTGAACGAGCATTCCAGTTCCTGGGCGAACTCCTCATCGCTCATCTCGGCGCGCAGGCGCTCAATCGCCGCGTCGGACAGTGCGCCGGTCGCCCGGTAGTCGAGCAGGTAGGCCGAGTGGCCGGGCGTGACACGCGCTCGCTCATAGGCCGCCTGGAGCAGCCCGCAGCCCTTCGGCGTGCCGCTGCGCACCAGCGTCCCGTCGCGATCCGCCAGCATCGGCTCTATGACCAGCGGCACCATGCTCTGCGGCGTGTCGTCAAACTCGTCGATGATGATCTCGTCGCCATAGCCGCCGCGCCAGCTGTCGGGATTGTCCGCCCCTCCCGCCTGCCACGTTCCGCCGTTCGGTAGCCGGATCGCCATTTCGGAGCGCCGCACCTGGCTGCCGGGGATCGCCTCAGCTGCCTTGACCGCCTGGTCCCACAGCCCTGTGCGGGTCCACATGACGCCGTAGGGCAGGATATGGACGACGCGCGGCTGCGGGCGCCTGGTGGTCACCGCCCGCTTGAGGCCGCGCCAGAGCAGCGCCGTGCTCTTGCCGGCACGCCTATGGACCACGGCCACGATGCGCTGGGCCGGGTCGTCGATGAGCGGGATTTGCCACGGGCGAGGCGCGAACGGCACCTCCAGCCTCTGGCGCTGTGTTTCGGACATGACGGGATTTGATGGAGTCTGACGGAGTTTGACGGACCGCTGACGGACCGCTGACGGACCGTGGGGTTAAGCGGCGGTGAGCGGGCCGGCCGGCGTCATTACCACCGTGCCGGCCCTGGCCCGAACCTGGGAGTCAGGCCCATGGCGCGGGCTTTGGCGATTGTGACGACCGATTAAGGCAGCGCTGTATAAGGCGTGGTAAGCAACTTGGTGCGGACGGCGGCACCCGGGTTTAGCCGGCTAATTGGCTCTTGACCCAGACGAGCAATTTGCGGCGGCGGCGCCGATTAGCTGCGGTTTCGCCCTGCGGCACAAGCGACAACGCCAGCAGCCAGCGCAACAGCGCCATCGCCCGCTCGTCCTCGTCACTCATGTGGGAACGTTTGCAAACGACCGTTTACGGGTATCTCCTAGGTCTGTAAGGACCGCTCCCACAGCGCATTGATCTCCTCGGGCCTGCGGTAGTGCCCGATGGGCCGGTCGTCCAATGGCACGCCTGACAGCAACAGGTCCACGAACCGCGTCCCTTGCTCATGGCGTATCTGCCACTGCTTCGCCATGAATGTGCTGACCTGCCAGAATGGCTTGTCGTTGATGGTGAAGTTGCCAGCCCTGGTCTGCCGCCAACGCTCAACCTGGACTGCGATCATAGCTTTGTTCTCAGCGTCGAGCTTCGCGATGCGCGCCATCTCCGCCCGATGTTCCTTGGCCGCTTCCCGCGCGTCATGCTCTGCCATCAGCGAGACCACCTTGCCGGCGCGGCGCTCCAGCGGCGTCTCCAGCGCCTCGGTGCGCTGCTTGCGCTCGATCTGCCGCCGCGCCTCGTTGATGAGCTGCGCGGTGCATTGCCGCCACCAGGGGATGATAAGCTGACGCAGCAGTGCCGGGTCATTGCGGCACGCCCGCATGATGGCATGCTGCGCGGCCTCGGTGTCGTTGGCATGGTTGACCATCGCCCGCACCCCCACCGCCAGCAGCTCCTCGGACGGCCATGTCTCCGTGCTATCCGCATAGCCGGCCTTGGTGAATGCTGCTTTGATGCTCGTGCTCATGGCGCCTTGGCTTTACCGCTGCACCTGCAGGCACCGCTTGGGCCGCCGCCGCATCCGCAGCGGCTCGTCCATCAGCGCGCTGATCGCCACCCACCAGGCGATGCGCTCCCCTTTCGGCGCCCCAGGCTCGCGCCAGACCCGCACCAGCGCCTGCGTGCCGGTCTCGTGCAGCACCTCCACCTCGAGCGGCTTGGCGCCGCTCAGCCAGCGCCGATACACCGGGTAAGACAGCTTAGCGGGCATTCCGCACCTGCAGGAGGCCGCCGAGCGGCTCGTGGTCAGGCTTGGCTTTGAAACGGCGCCAGGCGAGCAGGTAGGAGGCCCAGGCGCGGGCCTCCTCCAGATCGTTCATGAGCAGCGTGACTTTCAGCGTGCCGTCCTGGGTCAGCATCATCTCGCATCCCGCCAACCGGTCGAGCGGCGGGGTGTCAGACATCACGGCGACGGTTACGCACGAGGCCCAGGCCGAGCAGCCCGGTGCCCAGGATCGCGAGCGAGACCGGCTCAGCCACCGGGTTGGCGATGGTGGAGGCGCTGAAACTGCCGATCAGTTGGCCGAATTGATTGATGGTGTAGACAAGCTGCCCGGGCGTGGCATCGAAGCCCGTCAGATGGGCAACGCCGCTGTATTCCAGGCCCAGCGTGGTGGTGCCGTTGCCCGAGGTGTTGTCGAGCGACAGCAGGTCGAAGCTGGCCGTCAGCGAGTTGTTGGTCGCGGTGTAAGCCTGGCCGAATGTCGGCGGGTTGTAGAACAGCGGCGTGGTCATCGTCACGCAACCCAAGCAGGTGCCGAGCAGCGCAAAGTCGCCCGATCCGTTCACCAGGTTGGCCGGGTTGGTGAACGTCACCTGCGTCGAGTTGAAGTTGGCGTTTCCAACGATGTTCAGCACCGATCCGGCAGAGATCTGGCCGGCCTGTGCGGCGGTGGCGAGTGCCAGCGTGGCAGCGCCAGCGAGTAAGAGTGTCCTCATGTCGTTCTCCTTCGGGCGGAAGGCGCCCTGTCGGAGTGTAGGCGTGGCCCAGAGGGCGCGAGTGTAAAGAGTTCCGACAAACAACCCAGAATCGTGCAACTATGTTGCGTTTCTACCTGGGTAATCGGCAACGAAAGGCTGGAAGTGTCGGTATTCTTTACAGTCATCCGGCGCCAGTAACGCGGCGATGGCGCTGCGCAGCTCGCCGATCTGGCGCTTCAGCCGGAGGATCTCCACGTCCAGCTCGGCCAGGTGCCGGCGCAACTCGTCCGCCAGCGCGTCATCCGGCGTCATGGCGGGCAGTCGGGCCAGCAGGCCGGGTCCATCATCCGGCCGGGCACGCTGCGGAACACCGTGCTGCCCACCGCCGCCAGGACCAGGATCGCGAGCAGAACACGCCGCCAGTCGCTCATGCCCGCCCCTTCGTCTCCGGCTGGCCTTGGAACCGGGCGATCATCTCCTTCATGAGCACCACGATGTCTTTGCGATCCGCGCCGTTGCTGATGTAGTTGCAGCGGCCCGACTTGTCGCCAAACGGGAACACCATCATGACAAACCCGACCTGTCGGGCGTCACCCTTCGCATCACCGTTAAACTCGTGGTCCAGGACCGCGGCCAGCTCGTTCATCTTCTGGTAGTATTCGGCCTCGATTGAGGCGTCGCCCAACCGGTGCTCCGGCTTCTGCCGCTCGAAATGCGCCCGCCGGATGTGTTCGTCGCTCATGCCGCCAGTGTAGCTCAGTCCGCCGCGGCACTGAACAGGTCGGCGATCTCCGTCTCCACTGGGTGCTCAGCCGGCGCCCAGGCGGTGAACAGCGGGCAGTCGTCCTCCAGCCGGCGCTGCGCCATCGCGGCGTAGTCGATGGACAGGTCGATCCCGATGGCGTGGCGCTGCAGGCGATCCGCGACCAAGGCGGTTGTGCCACTGCCGACGAACGGGTCCAAAACGGTACAGGGCTGCACGTCGGCGTCGCACTTGCACGATGGCGACCAGCCGGTGGTGGTGAACTGCACGGCATGCCCGCTGACGTGTCCATCTCGTGCGCGCCGTGACGCCTGATCGCCTTGTTGCTGCGCCGCTGTGTCCTGTGCGGCCTTGGTGGGCGTCTTGTTCCGATGCCACACGTCGACCAGTTCCTTGTCGCCCACCCGCACCCACGGCGCGCCACACTTCGCGCAGCAGCCGCGCTCGCTGGTGCCGGCACGGATGCACCGCTCCACCAGCGCAGTGGGAAATGTAGCAAAGTGGCTGCCACTGAAACTTTGCGTAGGCAGCGTCCAGACGTTCC